TCCACAAGTAGAGGTCTAACTGAAATGTCGTACACTCGCGTCTTAACCAAGGATCAAGTTATCTACCTATACAAAAATGGTGTGCCATACACTGGTACCCATTTGAGTTATGTAGGTTCCCGTTCTGGGTCAAAGGTTGCGAATCATAAGATGTTGATTGGGAAGGGTGGCGATGCCACTTCTCCTTACTCACGCGACGACGTTGATTACCAACTGCTGAAAGGTGGCTCTTGCTCAGGAGCCATTTACGGCACGGAACCCGGTTATAATGGGTTTACCGAAAGTTGGAGCGGTATGGAAAATGTGCACTATTCTGTGCCGATCCACCGCACTACAGATCTCTCGAACGATGATACAAAGGCCCTTACCCGTTTCTATGAGAAGCTCCGCAAGGAGAGGTCTCAGATGAACGGCCTCCAGTTTCTGGGGGAGCTGAGGGAATCTTTGCACATGATCACGCATCCAGCTGATGCGATTTGGAAAGGCTTGGAGCAATATATTTCCCTTCTAGGTAAAAGAAAGAAGGGCGTTGCTCCTGGTTTGACCAAGCGTCAAAAAGCTAGTGCCTGGAAAGGCATTATCGCTGGTACGTGGTTAGAAGTCTCTTTCGGATGGAAGCCACTCCTTATGGACACAAAGGACATAGCTGAAACCGTTGCTCGCTTAACTATCCCTGCTGTGAAGCACGATAGAGTTACGAGTTATAATGAGACTGTCTCCTCTGACTCCACACCCGATCAGACTGTACCCATAGGGAATTCAACATTCCTTAGTGGGACTCGTAGAAGTAGAATTACGACTACGACCAGTGTGAAGTACACTTGTGGGATCAAGATGGATGTGGCCGGGCCTTCTACTGGGCTGGCTCGGATAGCTGAAGTTTCCGGGTTTACACTCGAGAACTTCATCCCAACGGTGTGGGAGTTGACGCCATATTCGTTCCTCGTTGATTATTTTCTCAACGTTGGGGACGTTTTGAACGCAGCTACTACGTCGACAGTTGGAGTCACTTGGCGTTGTAAAACAACGCGCATTGAAACCATTCGTGAAGCTTCTTTTGATAGCATCACGGGGTCGATTGCGAACTACATTACAGCGCCGCCACAAAAGTATGGCTTTAACTGTGCAGCTAACGGGACATTGGGTAAGTCTCGGATAAGACGTGTCACTCTCGTGCGTACCAACCCTAGTGACTTCGGTATTCCGCCTCTTACGTGGTCCCTTCCGGGGACTAATACGAGGTATGCGAACATCGGGGCACTGTTGGCTGGCGCACATCCCAAAAACTTTCGTTTTTAAGGACAATTATGAGCTTCACACTCACCACCCCCATTACGGGGGCTGCCCAAACCGGTTTTACGGCTCCTACCTATACCATTGTTTCCGACACTCCGCCGGATAACAATGCAAAGCAGGTAGTCGTGACCGCTCTTGGAGGCACGCAGGCGGGCGTAACTGCCCACACTGTCGCTGCTCCTTTCACAATCGCAATGTGGAGGCCGAAGGCATTCCAAGCCCTTGCCCCCGTCAACGCGGTCACTGGTGTCCTTGCTAAGGTGCCTTACAACACCTACAAGATCATCACCAGGAAGGGAGTTACTCCGCTCGCTGGACAAGCCTTCAAGAACTGTGTCATCACGACGCAGATCGAGGTCCCAGCTGGGTCGGACACTGCGGATGCCGCTAACCTTCGTGCGGCCTTGTCGGCGCACTTTGGCGCCGTTGCCCAGCAATCCGCTGGCATCGGCGACTCGACGGTTAACGGTGTCCTGTGACATCCTCTCTAAATCAAATGAGGCTTTATCGAGCTAAAATCATAGCTTATTCTATGCTATGTGCTTGGCTGATGAACCTCGCTGATCGACTCGATGATCGCATAAAGGTACTGGCGCGACGACTGTAGAATGTCGAAGCGCTGTCGTCTCACGACGATAGGGTTTACCCAGACCTCAGCAGTAACTAAGAGAAGGAATTCTGATGCAAGATTATGCAACGATATTCGACTCTCTCCTTTCTGACTTGCGTGGTTTTGGCGACCCTGGGTTTATGTCTTCTGACATGAGCCCGGAGGCCGCTAGAGCTTTCTCTCTCAGGAACAGCTTCTATAAGAAGTTGTCGCCCTTAGGTCAAAGTCCCGAAGCCGATGCTACCGCCTTGGAGAAATTCAAGGTTATTAACAAAGGCGTAAAGGATGCCGATGGGATCTTACCTGAGAGTGAAGTCGAATCCCTACTTTGGGACTACTTCCGCGATAACATGCGGAAAGTGCTCGACTTTGACGTATCGGATGAAGTAAACTTCGACCTCGAATTTATCCGAGGTCACTTCTCCGGGGGCCCTGGGGCTAGTCTTGGCTGCGACAGCGAGAGCTTTTACACAAAGTTCTTTGCATCGCGGATTACGGCTACCTCAGAGTATCTAGTGACCCTTTACAGGGCGGCTATTTCTGGGTCTGACACTTGGTCACGTGCCGAAAAGCAGCGTGATGAGAGGTTTGGACACGAGATAGTCGAAGGGAATAAATTGTTTTTTGTCCCTAAGACATCTGAAATCTCGCGTACATGCTGCACCGAGCCCTTCTTGAACATGCTAATTCAGAAGGCAGTTGGTGCGTTCGTCGAATACCGCCTGGCTAGACACTTCGGGATTTCCCTGAGGACGCAGCCAGATAACAATCGCGAACTCGCACGTATTGGTTCGATCGATGGCTCCTTTGGAACCATTGATTTGACGAGTGCTAGCGACAGTATGAGTTGGTCTCTTGTTCAGAGAGTAGTTCCGCAGAACCTTTTAGGCTACCTGCGGCTATCTCGCTGTGAAAGTACTATCCTCCCGGACGGTACCAAAATGGACCTTCGAATGATATCGACGATGGGGAATGGTTTTACCTTTCCCCTCCAAAGTGTCATTTTCGCTTGTGCGGTTCGTTCCGTGTATCAGCTGCAGGGTTTAACCTGCAGTTGCCCTAAAACTCAATTTGGGGTCTTTGGCGATGACATCGTTGTGCGGGCGCAAGCCTACGCTTCGGTGGTACGTCTTTTGACCTTGTTGGGTTTCGAGGTAAACGAAAAGAAATCGTTTAATGTCGGAATGTTCCGCGAGTCATGTGGTGAAGATTGGTATCGTGGACATAACATCCGCGGTATCTATATCAGATCCCTTGAGACTCGTTCAGAAGTGTACTCTGCTATTAACCGGCTAAATAAATGGTCGGCCTTAGCGGGAATACCTCTTCCCGAAACGGTGTCTCTACTGAAAGAACTTGTAGGCAATAAAACCCTATTTGTTCCCCCCAGTGAGGCTGATGACGCCGGGATTCAGGTTCCTTTCTCTTTAACGGTTCCAAAGGTGACCAACGCGTACTGGTTTGCTTATCGCAAGTCAGTTAACGTGAAACGCCGCCGGAAAGTTCCGTTAGACGCTCAGGAGTCAAAAGACCTTGGCTATGCTGAATATAACCAGTATGGCTGGGCTATAGCGACCCTAGGCGGGTACACTAGAAGAGACGACCCAGGTTACTATCCCGGACCAGACGGATTGTTAAACCCGATCTGTTTGGAGGATAAAACCTCTTGGCTTATGCTAAGAGATTATCCAGGAGACCTGAGACGTTACAAAGTAGTCCGTACGTCAATTCCTTTTTGGGATTGGCCTGGACTCGTAGCCGACAGCCTTGTGAAAGGCCGTCGCTACAGCCACTGCTCCTGGGCGGAAGCAGTGGCGGCTAATCTCCG